AGACAAATATCCATTACAACTGGTGCTGCAGGAGCAGATTATCTTAAACATGCAATGGCAGTTGAAAATGCTGTAGGGTTTGTTGAATGGATGGAAGAAAAAAAGAGTATAGAACCTGAAACAGCAAAAAGTTTAATTACCATGTTGAGATCAAAAGATAAAGATAACTTTAACATAGCAATACTTGCTATAGAACAACTAAAGAAATGAGTATAATATTTACAGCTGAGGACCATAGCTATAAGAGTCTAAATCCTGAAGAGAAGATAAACTGGACTAGTGTAACTACAGTAATAGCTGCTTTAAAAAAACCATTTGATGCAAAGAAAACTGCAGAGAAGGTAAGCAAAAAAAAGACATCTAAATGGTATGGTGTGGATCCTGTTATTATACAAGAGATTTGGAAAAATGAAGCTGATAGATCTACCACCCTTGGCACATGGTATCATAACCAAAGAGAGGATGATTTATGTTCTTTAGCTTCATTAGAGAGAGAGGGTGTTACTATACCTGTATTCAGCCCATCTGGTGAAAATAACGGTATCAGAGTAGCACCTAATCAAAAACTAGAACCAGGCGTGTATCCAGAACATATGGTCTATCTTAAGTCAGCAGGCTTATGTGGCCAGTCAGATTTAGTTGAAGTAGTCAATGGTAAAGTAAATATTATTGACTACAAGACTAATAAAGAAATTAAGATGGAAGGTTTCACTAACTGGGAAGGTGTAACTGATAAGATGTTGCCACCGGTAGATAGTCTAGATGACTGCCACTTTAATCACTATGCTTTACAATTGAGTATTTATATGTATATTATATTGAAGCATAACCCTAAACTAAAACCAGGAAGAATATTTGTTCATCATATAACATTTGAAGTTGAAAGAGAAGATAACTGGGGCTATCCTATTACAAAGAAAGATGAGAAAGGAGAACCTGTTATAAAAGAAGTTATACCAATCTCTATACCCTACTTGGTAGATGAAGTGCAGGCAGTTATACACTATATAAAAGATAACCCAATTAAAAAGAAATAATTATGATTATTAAACTCTTTGATGTACAGAATAATATTGTGGTACCAACAGAACACTGTTATACACTAAAAGCTCTTAAAGATATAATGGAAGAGTATCCGGATGATTACCTAAAAATATACCAATATCTATTTTATATGACATGTCCTAATCCGGATATGAATCCTTTCTTTTATACACCAGATCTAGATAAAGAGAATCTAATAATGCAACAGATAGAAGGTGAGTTCTCAACAGAAGATGATGCAGTATTTACAGCTCTACAGTTCTGTCAGAGAATGTATGAAACTCCAACATCCAGAGCATATAAAGGTATTGCATCCATGTTAGATAGATTAGCAAGATATATGGAAATAACAACCATAACTGCAGGTAGAGACGGTAATATAAACTCACTTATTAGTGCAGCTAAAAACTATGAAGCTATCAGGCAGTCTTTCAAAGGTGCTTATAAAGATCTTCAAGAAGAACAATCAAGTAGAGTTAGAGGTGGACAAGGATTAGCATATGACATGTAATGAGTGAAATTTATCAAGACATACCAACCTATGACAATGGAAACTGGACAACAACAAGTTTTGACTCCAGAGAAGAGTTCAGTAACTTTATCTTTGAACTATTTAAGGAACCAGGTAAGTACAACTTCAATGAAACTACCAATAGAGTTTTCATATCTGAGTCAGTCAAATTTAAAAAAGATGGAGTATACACTACAGCTCCCTTTAAATCCAAAGACTTTATAAGCTATTGGGATGATCAAAAAACAAAATGTCGTAAAGGTATTATAGTAAAAGATGGATATAACACATGGTTTCTTGCAAGAGAATACTACATGTGGCTAAACTTCTTACCTATCTTTGATAAAGAGATTCAGCAGTTTGGCTTTGCTAAAATTAGGGATGCTCAGTATCATATGGCCTTATATGAGTTGTTAGCAGAGTTAAACTATAAACACTCAGCTATATTAAAGAAACGGCAGATAGCTTCTTCTTACTATCACATGGGTAAGTTTATAAATCAACAATGGTTTGAAGCCGGGGTTACTTTAAAGATGGGAGCTAGTCTTAAAGACTACATCAATGAGAAAGGATCCTGGAAATTCTTACAAGAATATGCAGCATTCTTAAATGAACATACTGCATGGTACCGTCCCATGTCACCAGATAAAGTAATGATGTGGCAACAAAAGATCCAAGTAAGAAGAGGAGATAGAAATACAGAAGTGGGTCTCAAAGGTACTATACAAGGTATGTCATTTGAGAAAGATCCAACAAATGGTGTAGGGGGTCCAGTTAAATACTTCTTTCATGAGGAGGCCGGGATTGCTCCTAAGATGGATCAGACATATGAGTACATGCGCCCGGCCATGAGATCTGGACTTATTACTACAGGAATGTTTATAGCTGCAGGATCTGTGGGTGATTTATCTCAGTGTAATCCATTGAGAGATATGATTCTTAATCCTTTATCTAAAGACATATATGCAGTAGAAACAGATCTGATAGATGATAAAGGTACTATAGGTATGTCAGGTTTATTTATTCCTGAACAATGGTCTATGCCACCACATATAGATGAATATGGTAATTCACTTGTAGAAGCTGCATTAAAGGCATTAGATGAACAATTTGAGAAATGGAAGAAAGAACTAAGTGCTGAGGATTATCAGCTTAGGATATCTCAGCATCCAAGGAACATAAAAGAAGCATTTGACCATAGAACTGTATCTGTATTCCCAACACATTTACTTGCAGCACAAGAAAGAAGAATAGAGGAAAAGACATATGGTTATGAGTTCCTAGACATAAGCACAGATGAGAATGGTAAACCGGCTGTAATGCCTACAAACAAAAGACCTATATCTGAGTTTCCTATATCTAAAAAGACTGAAGATAAAACAGGAGTATTAGTAGTATGGGAAAGACCCATCAAAGATGCTGAGTTTGCTAAAACATATTATGCATCTATTGACCCGGTATCTGAAGGAAAGACAACTACCTCAGAATCACTATGTTCCATATATGTAATGAAAGCTCCACTTCAAGTAACTAAAGTTACTGGTGTTGAAACAGAGACATATATAGAACAAGGTAAAATAGTAGCTGCATGGTGTGGTAGGTTTGATGATATAAACAAAACCCACCAGAAACTAGAACTAATTATAGAGTGGTACAATGCCTGGACACTTATAGAGAATAACATATCTTTGTTTATCCAGTATATGATATCTAGAAAAAAACAAAAGTATCTAGTACCTAAAGGTCAGATCATGTTTCTAAAAGACCTTGGTTCTAATGCCAATGTGTTTCAGGAGTATGGTTGGAAAAATACAGGTACTCTTTTCAAGGCCCATCTTCTTAGTTATGCCATAGAATATTGTAAGGAAGAAATAGATGTGGAAACAAAACCTGATGGTACTATTGTTAGAACAAAATACGGTATAGAAAGGATTCCTGACCCCATGTTAATTAAAGAAATGAGAGAATATGCAGATGGAGTCAATGTGGATAGACTAGTTTCTTTTGCTGCTCTGGTTGCATTCATGAGAATTCAAGAATCAAATAGAGGGTTTGCAACAAGAACAATCATGGATGATATGGCCAAAAACTTGCAAAAGTCAGAAAATTTGTTTAAATTAAATAGAAGTCCATTTAGACATATGGGAGGTTCTGGTAATTCATTAGCAAAAGGAATAACAAGATCTCCATTTAAAAACATTAAATAGGTACTATGAAGATAATAAATGCTTTACAAGCAAAAGGAGGAGCAACCACTGAAAATAATAGAATGGGTAGTATTACCCAACCATTACAGTTTATTACAAAAAAAGAAAAGGATGAGAAGTGGGCAGCTTGGAATTTAGACTGGTTGGAGTGGCAAGGCTTAAAACAAATCCGGAGAAATGCTAGAAGACTGATGAAGAACTATAAGCTAGCAAAAGGTATTATAGATAAATCAGACTACATAGTAGAAGAAAATAATGATTACAGAGACATTGTAGACTTACTAACTAAAGAAGATGTTTCTGCATTAGAGTTAAAGTTCTACCCAATTATCCCAAATGTTATTAATGTTCTAGTGGCTGAGTTTGCTAAAAGATCTACTAAGCTTACATATAGAGCAGTAGATGAGTTTTCATACAATGAGATGATGGAGCAAAAAAGACAAATGGTAGAAGATGTCTTATTAGAAGATGCAAGACTTAAAGTATCTTCTGCACTTATGGATAAAGGTCTTCAACCTGACTCAGAAGAATTCCAACAAGAAACATCTCCAGATAAACTTAAATCTCTTCCTGAAATTGAAATGTACTTTAGAAAAGATTACAGATCAATGGTAGAAGAGTGGGCCACACATCAACATAAAGTAGATGTAGAAAGATTCAGAATGGATGAGCTTGAAGAAAGAGGCTTCCGTGATATGTTAATTACAGATAGAGAGTTCTGGCATTTCCGTATGATGGAGGATGATTATGAAGTAGAGCTTTGGAATCCAGCTATCTCATTCTATCATAAGTCTCCAGATGCTAGATATATATCACAAGCTAACTGGGCAGGTAAGACAGATATGATGACTCCTGCTGATGTTATTGATAGATATGGTTATCTAATGGATGAAGAACAGTTAAGAGCACTTGAAGCTGTTTATCCTATCAGATCTGCAGGTTATACTATTGGTGGTCTCCAAAATGACGGTAGCTTTTATGATGGTACTAAATCACATGACTGGAATACAAATATGCCATCACTTGCATACAGACAATATACTACTGCAATGGGTGGTGCTGTATTAGAAGGTGGTGATATAATCACTCAAATACTATCTGAAGGAGAAGATTATTATGATCAAGGTACTGCATATCTATTAAGAGTATCTACTATATACTGGAAGTCTCAAAGAAAGATTGGACACCTTATCAGTATAGATGATAATGGCCAAGTAGAAATGGATATAGTAGATGAAGATTACAAAATATCTACTAAACCAATTTATGATACCAGATTGATGAAAAATAAAACTAAGGATAACTTAGTTTATGGTGAGCATATAGACTGGATATGGATCAATGAGGTTTGGGGTGGTATTAAAATAGGACCAAATATCCCATCCTTCTGGGGTATGAATAATCCAGGAGGATTTACTCCTATGTATATTGGAGTTGATAAACCTAAGATAGGTCCATTAAGGTTTCAGTTCAAAGGTGATAATTCTCTATATGGTTGTAAACTTCCAGTAGAAGGATCTGTCTTCTCAGACAGGAATACTAAGTCTACTGCACTTATTGACTTAATGAAGCCATACCAGATTGGTTATAACATAGTAAATAACCAGATAGCAGATATCTTAGTAGATGAGCTTGGTACTATTATCATGCTTGACCAGAATACTTTACCAAGACACTCCTTAGGAGAAGATTGGGGAAAAGGAAATTATGCTAAGGCTTATGTGGCAATGAAGAATTTCCAGATGTTACCATTAGATACTTCTATTACAAACACTGAGAATGCATTAAACTTCCAACACTTCCAAAAACTAGATCTGTCTCAGACAGAGAGATTAATGTCAAGGATACAGTTAGCTAATCACTTCAAGCAACAAGCTTATGAAGTAATAGGTGTAACTCCACAAAGGATGGGGCAACAAATAGCTCAAATGACTGCTACCGGAGTAGAACAAGCTGCTGCTTCTTCATATGCTCAAACAGAGATGTTCTTTGTTCAACACTGTGATTACTTAATGCCAAGAGTTCATCAGATGCGTACTGATCTAGCTCAGTTCTATCATTCTACAAAACCATCAAGCAGGTTAAGTTATATAACCACAGCAGATGAGAAAGTAAACTTTGAAATAAATGGTACTGACTTATTGATGAGAGATCTTAATATATTCTGTAGTACAACAGCAAACCATAGAGCTGTTCTAGAACAGTTAAAACAAATGGCTATGCAGAATAATACTACAGGAGCCAGTATCTATGATCTTGGTAAAATTGTTCAATCTGACTCTATTGCTGAACTTAATAATGCTCTTAAATCTTCTGAGCAAAAACAACAGCAACAAAAACAAGAAGAAATGCAACAGCAACAGCAAATGCAAGAACAACAACTTCAGAAACAACAAGAGATTGAGAAGATGAAGATTGATGCTACTGCTGCTGAGAAAGAGAAAGATAGACAAACTGAAATACTTATTGCTGAAATTAGAGCAGCTGGTTATGGATCTATGGCTGATATTAACCAGAATCAGATATCTGATTACCAAGATGCTTTAAAAGATA